CCACAGACAGCGCGCGCCCCGCGACATCCATGCCCGGCGCGACCATGCGCTCCGCCGTCTGCAAGCCGATCTGCGTCGCCGCCGGAACGATGCTCAGCACGCCTTTTTTGATGCCCTTCGTCCCTGCCGTGCTCTCCTCGCTCAGCTTTTTCGCAAAGGAATTGCCCTTGTCAGCCGTATCATACAGGCTGCTCGCCGTCTTCTCGCCGCTCTCGATGACCTTGCCGTACTTCTCGCGCTCGCTGCGCGCGATCGCAAGAGCCTCGTTCGTCTCCTTGATGTCCTGCGCCGTCATCGTCGGGTCTTTCAGCGTCTTTTCCAGCGCCGCAATCTGCTTGTCAAGCGTTTCCGCTTGCCTACGATAAACTCCGCTCATCTCCGTGCCGCCGCGCCGGTCCGTCGCCATGCCGCCGAGGTTTGCAAGGTTCGCGCCCTCGGAGACAAGGCCGCTTTCAATGCCCTTGAGCACCCGCTGCCCGAAGGTCTGCTTGCTCGCCTGTCGGCTGGCGCTCGGCGTGGTCTGCTTGTCCAGCTCGTCCGCGTACTCGGTCTCGCGCGTCGTCTTCCTGCTCGCGGCGATGCTGCGCCGCTTCTCCGCCCCGGGAATCTTCGTAATCTGGATGCGCCCGCTGCTGCCGCTCACGGCGCTGCCGCTGCTTCCCTTTTTCTCCCCTGAATAGTCTTTTGCCGAGGGCGCGCTTTTCTGCGCGCCCTCGGGCTTGATTTGTGTGATCTTAATTGCCATATCGTCACCTCATCAGAACGTGATGTTGAAGCCGTTGGCTTTCAGCTTTCGGGAAATTTCGGCCTTCTCCTCGTCCGTCAGCGCCGCGCGATCCAGCGCCGCCGCAAACGCCTCGGGCGAATTGAACCGGTAGCCGTTCCACGTGAAAATGCCCTCGTCCGGATCGTAGCCGAATTTTGTTCTCCCGCCGCCGCTGCCGGTGTAGCCGTACTCCGATGCGAGATAATCGTCGTTGAAGCCGTTCTTTTTCAGCACGTTCACGACCTCCTGCGTCAGCTGTCCGGCCTTCGCCATCGCCTTTGCGGTCGTCAGGCTCATGTTCGTTCCGCCGCCGCTCGTCCCGCCGGACCGCCTCGTGGTCCTGCCGCTTCTGCCGCTCGTCTTCGCCGCGGCCTGCGCCGCCTGCTGCTTGTAGTAATTCTCGAGCGCCTTGACGTACTCGCTCTCGTACCCGCTCTTGCCAATGAGCCCCGCGCTCGGCGAAACGCCTACTTGCAGCATCGCGTCGACCTGCGACCGGCTGAGCTCCTGGTCCTGCTGCTGCTTTTCCTTGATCTCGTCCAGCACGCCGAGATAGCGGTTGTACTCCGTGTTGTCCTGCCCCTGCAAACCGCCGAGGTAGTCCTGCAAGCGGCCGTACTCGCCGAGGTAGTTGTTGTAGTCGAAGTTCCTGTCGGTGTTGAACTGGTTCAGCCGGTCGAGATACTTTGCGTAGTCCAGCTGCTCCTGCTGGTTCACCGCGTTCAGGTCGCTCAGCTTCATCTGGTAGTCCTTGAGATACCGCTCGTATGCTTGCTGATAGAGCGTCGGGATCACGTCGGAGAGCTTCGTCGCGTAGTAGTCGCCCGCCTGCGTCGCCGCGTTCACGGCGAACGAGCTCGGCCGCCCACCGCTCGCGGCGCTTGCTTTCGCCAGTGCGTCCGCCGTCGCCCGCTCGCCCTCGCGCAGATACGTCTTTTTGTAGCTGCTGTACTGCGGATCCGTCTCCTTGCTCCACGAGAACGGATCTCGCTTGAGCGCCGCGTCCAAAAGTTCCTGCTGCTTCTGCTGGAAGCGGTTTTCGTAGCTCGGCGCGCTGTCGTATGTAAACGGCTTGAACGAGCCGATCTTGTCGAGCGTCTCGTCGATCTTCGGCGCGTACTTGCCGTCGCTCACGTACTGGCTGCCATCCGCGCCGGCAGTGTAATTGCCGTAGCTGCTGCGCAGCTGGTTTGCCTTGGCGTTGATGAGCGCGCGCTGCTCCGCCGTTGTCGCGCCCGCGTACTGCTTCTTGAGGTCGAGCACGCTCATGCCGAACTCAGGGTACTTTTTCGCGAGGTCAAGGTCGTACTGCGAAAAATTCACGCCGCTTCCGTTTGCCGCCTTCTGAAAGTCTTCGTATGTATACGCCATTTTCTTCTCCTCTCTGCTTGAATTTTACTGTGGTCCGCGCGTGCTCTTGAGCTCGCTGCCCGCGTAGTATTCGCGGACCATCGAATAGACGCGGCACTCGCCCTTGCCCTCGATGCGGATGCGATAATGGTCCGCGCGCCGCGGCACGATGGGCAGGTAATAGCTGCGCTTTCGCTCCGGTTTCAGCGTTTGCCCGGCCTGCACCCACTTCCCGTCGGAATCAAACTGCATCAACACCTTTGCTTCGGCCCCCGCCGCGACCTCGATGCGCACCCACAGCTTGGCGATGCCCTTTTTCACGCCGTCGTAGCTCGTACTCTGGCTCGAACCCTTTTCCGTGAAGTCGCCCGTCTCGGCGAACCACGTGAAGTCTCCCTCGTCCGTGCAGCCCTCCGGCGCGTCGAGGATGTTGCCCGTCAGCGCGATCTCGCCCTCCGCCGTCAGAAAATAGGTGTTCCCCTGATAACGGCAGAAGTGCGTCGCGTGCGTCTTGTCTTCGATGTGCCACATGCCCTTGCGCGTGTCGTAGACGCAGAGCTTCCATGTCCCGCTCTCGTCCTGCGCGCTCAGGTAGTATTTGAGGCCGTCGCTCCCTGCGCGTCCGTTCCGCAGCCTCGTCATGCCGAAGGCGTCGTGCAGGCTTTGCGGGATGCCGCCCGAGTAGATCATCACGCCCGAGGACGAGAGGTACAGCAGCCGCTCGCCCGCGATGGCGAGGCTCCCGCCGCAGCCCTTGGCAACGCCCAGCGTGGCCGAGCCCATCACCTCAAAGTTGGACGGAATGCTGCCGTACACCTTGTAGATGTGGTCCTCCTTAAAGAACACCGGATAGCCGAGGAAACTCACGCACCCCGTGAAGTCGCCCGCGCTGCCCGTGTCCACGGCGTAGCTGTCGGTCTCAAGGCCCTCGAACACGTTCCAGTTGAAGGGATCGCCGAGCTTGCTCGCGTAGATCGTCCGGCCGTCGCAGCCCCACAGCCGGTTTTCATTCTCACACAGGTATTCTAAGTCCGGCACCGTGCGTCGAACCGTCAAGTTTCCCGTCTCGGTGTATTCTGTCGTGCCGTTGTCGCCGTCCAGCTTGAAGACGTTTTCATAGAAATACATCTTGTCGCCGTCGATCTCGCGGATCACCGGCGTTTTGTTGTTCTCCGTGTGTTTCGTGCAGCCGGAGATCGCCACCGCGTCGCCAGGCTTAAAGTAGTTCGCCCACCTGACATTCGCGCAGCGGATCGTGTTTGCCTCCGCCGCCTCTTCATAGAGCTTGCCGTTCGTGAACGTTAAGCTGGCGCCGCTCCACGTGCTCTCAAGGCTGCCGAACTCGCCCGATACCGTGTTGTAGTACTTCTTGTCCGGCAAGATGATGATATAGGCCCCGATGGCGGCGAAGCGCTTCTCGCCCGCCGTCACGTCGCCTTTTTTCACGCCGCCGTAGTAGAAGGTCGTGCCCTCCGCCCACGCCAGCGCATCCCACGCGAAAAGTCCGCCCGGACTGACAAGATTCTTGTAAATTTTGCGCTTTGCGCGCGTCGAAAGCACAGGATAATAGTCACTCGTCAGGTTTTGCATGTCCCACAGCCCGCCGTCCCCTGCGCCCAGGTTGTGGTCAAGGCCATAGAATTGCAGCTGCCCGCGCTTGCCGATGCCGTCGGCATACGGGACCTCCGGCAGCTTCATTTGGCCTCACCGGCCTTTTTCGGCTCTGCCGCCTGCTTGTCCTGCGCGCTGCCCTGCGTCGGCTCTTCTGCTGCATCGCAGATTGTCACAATATTGCGAAGCGACTGGCGCACCGCTGCCACCACATCGACGGCATCGCCGTTGACGTTCAAAATGCCGATCAGGCGCATCGCGTGCGCCGCTTCCTGCTTGATCTTTTCATTCATGCTCTTTACCTCCAATTGGGTTGCGAATAGCTCCCGTAATTGCTGACTGGTCGAACCGATAGCCAATTTGTGTTGTAATACGTCCCAATGTTGACGATCGCGCGGTATCTCTTCCAGTTCGGATAGGCATACGTCCCGACGTTGACGACCGCCTTCGCGCTGCCTCCGCTGCCGCCGCCGCTGTACGTCGTTGCCGTGCCGGAATCGCTGTAATCTGAGACGACCCACGATCCGTTCCAGTAGTACATGTTGCATATCCATTCGTATGCCGTGCCCGGCGACAGGCCTGTGATCGTGCCGACAAAGGTGCTCGTACCACCGCCGACCTCGCTCGAATCGAACGAGAACGTCCCGACGCCCGTGATGCGCACGTCGATGAGCCGCTTAAAGGTGTAATCATCCGCGCCGCCCGTAAACTTGGCGTACACGCTGAGCTGCGTCCCGTCTCCGTCGACCGGTGACAGCGTACAATAAAAGCTCGCCATGCCTTACTCCTCGATGAAAAACACCGTGCCATACGGCGCGTGGCTCGGCGGCGAAGCGCCGAACGTGTAGTTGCCGCTCAGCACCAGATAGCCGCCGCCGAGCGAGACGACAGGGTAGTCGCTGGCATTGTCTTTTCCGATCAATGCAAACGGCCCCAGCTCGGATTCAAGAAAGATATTTCCCGCTGCGTGCATCTTCATGCCACCATAGGTCGCCGTCAGACCGACGCCGACCTGCCCCGTGCCCGTGTAGGCAAGATCCATGCTGCCGACAGGGGTATCTCCGGCCAGCAGGCTCACGCTCCCGCCGCGCAGCGCGCCCGCTGTCAGCGTGCCATAGATGTTCACCGCATCCACGCACAGATCAATGCTGCCCGTGCTCGCTACCTGCACGCCGTTGTAATTGAGCTTGAAGGTCGTGCCGTTCTCGCCACTCGTCGCGCCCAGTGTGAAGCCGGTCGCGCTCTGGTCGAAGATGCTCTGCGCCTGCGTCGCGTCGATCTTGGTGCTCACCGTCGCGCGGATGCCGTTCACGTCGGCCTTGATGTTTGTGATCGCGCCGTCGAGGTTCGAAATGCTCGCCTGTAAGCCCTTTGCTGTCGCTTGCAGCTGCGTGATGTTCCCCTCGGCGTCGCCGATGCGCGCGGCGAGACCGTCTGCTCTCGCGCCGAGTTGGGTAATGTCGCCCTTGGCGTTTTTGATCTCTGCCGCAAGGCCGTCCGCCCGTGCGCCGAGTGATGTAATATCTCCCTTGACGTTGCGGATCTCGGCCGCGAGCCCGTCTGCCGTCGCGCCCAGCCGCGTGATGTTCCCCTCGGCGTTGCCGATGCGCGCCGAAAGGCCCTGCGCTGTCGCTTGCAGCTGCGTGATGTTCCCCTCGGCGTCCTTGATCTCGCCGTAGATGGGATCGGTGATCTGCTTGACGAATCCGTCCGCCGCGGTCTTGTTCATGTTACTTAGGTCTAAGTTGTGCAGCGTGTAGCGCAGCTGCTCGACGAGCATGAAGAGGTAGTCCTGCATCGTCTCGATCTTGTCGCTCGCGCTCTCCTTCTGCGTGAACGACGGAAAGTTCGTGTCGATGTATAGCCAGTTGGAAGGCATATTCCTCCCCTCCTTTCTCCCCGGGCGGGAGAGCTGCACGCCCTCCCGCCCCGCGCTTCACTTCATGGTCGCGAGCTTCCGGATCAAGTCGTCGCCGTACTGATACGCCGAGAGGTAATCCATCGTGCCGTCCGTCAACCCCGCGCGCTTCTGAAGCTGCGCGCGGTAATCGGGCGCCGTCAGCTTGCCGTGGAATTCCTTTTCCCACTTGCCCGCGTTCTCCCTGCCGGACCAGTACGCCGGGCAGAGCTTGCCCGTCACGTCGAAATGGCGGATGACGTTGCTCGCGGGGATGTTGTACTTCTTCATCAGAGCTTTCGTCAGCTCAAGTGCCTGCGCGACGGTCTTCGCGCCCGGCGCGTATACGCCGTTCTTGACCGCGTCACACAGCTCAATGCTGATGCTGTTGGCGTTCTTGCACTTGCCGTACATCGTCCCGCCGCCGGTCTGCGCGCAGCTCGGGTACTTCTTCCCGCCGACTGCCCACGCGATGCGCAGGTCGTCCACGCTCTGCACGATCTCCTTCTCGTCGACGAAATAGTGCGCGCTGGTCTTCACGACGTTGCCCGCGTAATACTTGGCGTTGTTCATCGCCGTGTCGCCGTCGTTGCCGGTGTAATGAATGACGATGTAGCGGATGCCGCTCGCCGCGCGCGTGCCGCCGACGTTGCCCGCGTTCGCGGGATATTTGCGAATATTCACACCGCTCACTCTCCCTTCGCGCTGCCTGCGGCGTTCTGTGTGCCGAAGTAGAAGGCGATGACCATGAGGTACACGGTGTTGAATTCCTGCGTCACCTTCGACTGTACTGTCAGCGCGCAGAAGGTCGCCGTCAGCGCAATCGTCACGAGCGACTTTACGCTCAAAAGGTTCGCAAATCTCTTGTTCAATAATTCGTTATTCATAGTGTTGTGTCGTCCTTTCTGAAAATCTTGATGCCTGCCACCACAACGAGCTCTGTTGTCCATGCCTTGAACCAGCGTTCCGTCAGCACGTCGGGCGGCGGAACGCCGAGCGCCGTCATGGTGAGCGACGCTACGGTGTACCACGTCAGGCTGAAAATGGCGATGGATATGTACCTGTCCCGCTTTTTCATCTTGTCCCAGCGGGCTTTCAGTGCTTTCATGCTGCCGCCCCGCTGTCGAGGATCGAGTGGATCCCGCACTCGGCCAAAAATTCTTTTTGCTTGTGCTTCACTTCGGCGGCGTAGTCCAGTGCGGCGTGCATGTCCCCGTTACAGTGCGCGTCGGGAATGCGCTGCATCGCCTTCGCCGTCGCCTCGCCCAGTGCAATGGCAGCCCAGCTGCCCTCAATGAGCTTGAGCATCAGCTGCTCCTGCATCTTCTGCTGCTCGGCAGCCTTTTCGCGCTCCTTCTTGTCGCGTCGGCGGTCGCGGGCGGCGATGGCCTCGATGATCGCCACCACCACCGCCGCTGCGGCGGAGATCAACGCCGCCGTCATGCGCTCACCTCCGTGAAATACTGTCCTACCAGCTCGTGAGGAAGATACTGGAGAGTGATTTTGTTACCGGACTGCTCGCCGATACGCTCACACTTGTACAGCTTAGTGTCCTCGGGGTCTTTGTAATAAAGACCATACTCGTACTCCATGCCGCGAGCGGCCGGAATTGGGTCATCTTGGGTACCCGCGTGGTCGACGTTGATGATCGTCCACATAGCAGGGGTGGAGTGCGGCGGCCAGTTCTCTTGCGTGGTGTGGCCCTGACCTTTGTTGACGCGGTAGACGTGCAGCACGCCGCTTTCGTCCGTATCGCTGCGGCGGTCGCCGGGCTTGACGGTCTCGCCGATGTGATCCGCCCAGCGCGGGAACAGCTCGGGCGACTTCGCCGCCTCGCCGTCAGAGAGCGACGCGCTGGCCTGCTCGATGACCGGTCGCAGCTTTGCCGCGCGCTGCGGCGTGATGCTCTGGCCGACCAGCGCCGTGATGGTCGCCTCCGAAAGCTCGGATTCCGTGGGCTTGCCCATCTTAATGCTGACCGTGCCGTCGCGGTGGTCAGTGATGTCGCCAGCGAGGCTGTACACGCTCATGTCCTCCTCGGTCACGACCTTCTCGGTCTCGCCGGTCAGCTCGCGTTCTTCACGCAAGCCTTTGCTCCACTTGACGTTATCGGTAAACAGTGCCACCATTTCTGGATAACTCATGATAAGGCGGATAAGCACCGTTTCTCGATTATCCCATTCATGGTCATGATAGTTATAGATACTTTTGACAGGGTACTCCTGTCCATCGACTTTAATAAATTCCATCATAAGTCCTCCCATCTGTTAGAGAATATAGTTATGCCGCCAAGGTGATCTCTTTGATAACCAGCGTATTGGTTGTACTCGTTTTGCAGATCACGCCGATACCGTTCGGGATTTTACACATAGCAAGAGGAGTAAGCGCACCCAGTGAGTACGTTTTACCATTCTCCCAATCCTCATTTATGTAAATTTTCGCATTTCCTGCGGCATCAGCAAAGACTACAATTGCATAGTTATTGATTGCCCCAACACCTAAAATGGTGCTGTCGCCTGATGTAATTGCAGGATAACTAATCTTGGCTTGGCCAACTGGGTTTATAGAATACAGATAAAAATCATTACTCGATTCTGCTCTGACAAAAACGCCGCGATACATCTCCGTGTCATCTGGTAACATTCCGACTTTTACCACATTGGAGACTTGACTGATAAGCGATCCACTTAGTCCTCCGCTGGTATTCAAATCTTTATACAGGATTTTGCTATTTTCTGTTAACGCCGCTAAGTGGCTTGCACCCGCAGAATCCTTGCAGGATGCAATGTCAATGATTTCGCCTTCCGATCCAAAGTTCCGTACTGTTTGGTTTGTATTTATCGCCGCTGATTTGGATACATAGGCGATACAGGACTCCCCATTTGCGCCTTTACCGCCCGTATAAATATAGCCATTGCCGCCCTCGGTAATGCAATTCATGCGGACATTGGCATCAGTAGTAACCTGGAACCCCTGCTTTCTTGCTAAGAAGTCGGCTACTGTAAGAGCGATCTTATACCGGTTTTTATAGAGCGTACCGCCATACTTGTCCGTTAGAGGGATATCAACACGCGTGTCAGTTATAAGCGTACCCGCAGCGGGATATGTTCCTGATACATTCATTTTATAATTGTTGACCTGCCCACTTACAGGAGCAATCGTCCCATATATGTTCCAGCTTGCGTCATTGCCGACCATCAGATATTGATTATTGTGCTTGCCACACCCCTTTAGATTATAAGTGTATGGCAGCTGTCTCACGTCCGTGATAACAACGGGAGATCCCACGCTGATTAACTGCTCTGAACTCCGGGTAATACCATTTTCTGCGTAAACCACAGTGATTTTTTCATCCGTAAATTTCAGCGCTCTGCTGGGCAAGCACGTAAAGTCAGTGACCATTTTTGTCGCGCCATTGCTGTATGTTGCCCGCACAGTCATCCCCGCAGAAGAGAACTGCTCTCCGTGCTTATAGCTTGTTTTCGTCGGCGGCGTAGTGACGGCGATGCCGGTCAGCTTGATGCCGCCTCTGCCGCCTACCATGTTGAATACCAAACTCATGCCGTTACCTCCGTTCTCAGAATGTTCATGGTCAAATTCGCCGTCGGTTTTTCACTGCAATGGAAAGTCATCTTTCCATCCGCAGTTACATTATCGGCATAGATCACCGCCTCTGCGTAGCCTGCAAAGCTGTCTCCCGCAGGGCATACCGTGTAGGCGTACCCACTCGCAACGAATTTGGCATTGCTGATCGTCTGCGCGTTATTGCGCCATCCACTCGCAGGGAGCGTCACGGTGAATGCAACATCAAGCCCAAGATCGCTTTTGAACTCGGCGAGCGTGCGATGATATACCCAGCCGTTGTCATCGAGAATAGCCACCTTTGTGGCTTCGCTTGCCGAATGGGTATTAGCCGTCGTTTGCAGCCATGCGCCTTTTACGTAACCGTTGGGGTTGATAGACGCTGACCCGACCTTGAGCTCGCCGGTCATGGTGCCGCCTGTCTTTGGCACGGAAGCATCTGCCTTATCGAGAGATTTTTGCACAGAATCAGCAAGGTCAGATTTTGCCACTGTCGACTTAAAGGCCAGACTGCCGAGGTCAGCAAACCACTTTGCGATTTTGCCAAACAGCACGGAGAGCTTTTCACCCGTCGCAATATTTGCGCGGGTGCTCGCCGCGGTGAACGCCGCCGTGACGTTGCTGCCGTCGCCGGTCTTATCCAGCTTGCCGGAAATGTCGACCTTCTTCGCCGCTTCCGCCGCGATCTCGTTGACGTCGGCAGGTGTGAAGTAGTCCGTGCCCTTGACCGGCGTTTTGCCATCTGCACCAGCTGGACCAGTCTTGCCCTGCAACCCCCTTGGCCCCTCGGGGCCGGTGTCTCCCTTCGCGCCGTCAGCACCGGCAGGCCCCCGTGTGCCCGTGTCGCCCTTCGGGCCTTTGAGATTCACGGTCTGCGGATTCGCCTTGCCGCCGTCGTTCGTCCACGAGAGATCGCCCGCCGCGCTCATCGCAGGCGTAAACGTCACGCCGTCGCGTCCGTTTGTCCCGTCCTTCCCCGGCACGCCGTCCGCGCCGTCTTTCCCGGGCAGACCGTCCGCACCCTTGGCTCCGTCCTTGCCGGGGTCTCCCTTCGGGCCCTGAATGCCCTGCGGGCCGCGCTCGCCCGTGTCGCCTTTCGCGCCCTGCAAGGGACCGTTGTTGATGAACTCGCCGGTTATGCCGTCGAAAATGTAGATGTCATAGGGCTCTGCCGTGCCCACGCCGTAAGCATCGCCCGCCGCTGCGGTCGCTTTCTGCGCGGCGTCCAGCGCAGCCTTTGTGCCGTAGTAGCCCAGCACCTTGAAGCCGCTGCCGGTCTCCCCCTTGGGGCCAGCGGGGCCCTGCTCGCCTTGCGGGCCGGTCTGCCCCTGCGGGCCCTGTTCACCCTGCGGGCCGCGCGGACCTTCGGGGCCGGTCGGTCCGGTCGCGCCGGTGCCGCCTTTCTCTCCTTGGGGGCCGGTATCGCCCTTGTCACCTTTCAGCGCGGCAAGCTGTGCCGCCGTAAAGTCGGAATAGGTAAAGGCATTGCCCTTGTCTCCCTTTGCACCCTGCGGGCCAGCGGGGCCGGTCTCGCCTTGAATACCCTGCTCTCCCTGCGGGCCGCGGGGTCCGGTTTCACCTTTGGGGCCCTGCGGCCCCATCGCGCCGGTTGCGCCGGTCTCTCCCTTGGGGCCCTGTGCGCCGGTTGCGCCCGTGTCTCCTTTGGGGCCGGTTGCGCCCGTGTCGCCCTTGGGACCCTGCTCGCCGGTATCTCCCTTGGGGCCAACTTCGCCCTGCGGACCGGTCGCGGCAACGCCCGTGTCGACAAAAGCGCCTGCCGCAGCGTCCCACTTGAACCAGTTGCTCGTGGCCTCGTCGACGTATGGCATCTTGGAAACCGCCGTCTCCGCATCCGCCGCCGCCTGCAAAACCTCATCGACCCAGCTTTGGTAGGCTGCGGGCGGCTTGGTCGTGCCGTTTGCGCTCAGCGACGGCTCAACCACCGTGCGCCACGTCCGGCTCTTGGCGATCGCGCCGCCCACGGTGTAGGTGAGCTCGGCCATGCCCTCGCCCGCCTTTGCGGTGTCGGCGCTGCTCAGCGTCCAGATCACGTCACCGTTCTCGCTCTTGAGACTCGCGGGATATGGCGCGCTGTCACCCTCACGCAGCACCGTCAGCGCGAAGACGCCCTCGCCGTACAGCCGCGCCCAACTGTCCGCAAGGCCGCGCCAGACGATTCTCTGCGCCTCGTTCTCGCCCTGATGGCCCAGCGGCAGATACGGCAGCTCGCGCACTTCGATCTCTCTCATACGATCTCGTACCCCCTCTCGTAGCCCTGCGCCGGTTCATGCGTCCTGCCCCAATAGCGGGCAAAGTTGCCGTAGGCCTCGTTATAGAGCTGGCTCGAATCGGCATAGCGGCTGTATTCGCCGTTCTCCGCGTCGATCTTCGCCTTGAGGTACAGCACGTACAGCTCATCGTGCGGGGCCTTCACCAGCAGCTCTTCGTCCATGCCGTCCGGATAGCCGGTCGCCATGATCTGCTCGAGCTCTTCCGGCGTCGCCAGCAGCACGTCCGCCGCGATCCTGCCTTCAAGCGCCTTGAGCCATTCGAATTTTTCCTCTTCGGGAAAGGCGTTCGGCTTCGCCGTGTCGGCGTGCTGCATCGCTTTTCTCGGCGTCATGTTCTTCTCTCCTCTCTCAATGATGGATAAAGGCGGGCGCGGGTCTTGTCCCACGCCCGCCTTGGGGTTATTGCCTTAGAGCGAGTTGCCCGCCGCGATACCGCCGATGGCGGCAAAGCGCCAGTCGTTGAAGCACGCATTGAAGCGGCTGCGGCCGCGCCAGACGTTCGCGTCGGTGTTCTCGTCGATGGTCGAGCGCGCCTCAAGCTGGATGCGGTCATTCCACACCGCGCCGCCGTAGGTCTCGTTGTACTTGCTGTCCAGCAGCACCCACGGGGAAACACCGTTTGTGATGTAGTGGTTCAGGTACGGCCACACGATGACGTTCCAACGGCCGTACTGATAGTTGAAGGCGTTGTTCGCGCTCACGGGGTCCTTGTCCGCGCCGATGGCCGCGAATACCGCCTTTTTGAGGTCGGCGTTCTCGGGGATCAGGATCGTGTCAGGGGCCACGTCAAGGATCTCGTCGTTGTCGCCGCGGAACAGGTGCATCTTAGTCTCGAGCTTGCCCAGCGTGTCCACGCTGAACGCATCCTTGAAGCAGTTGCACTGTTTTTCGCCGCTCACCTTGGGCACGTGCTCCTTGGCGAACAGGTTGCTGCCGTCCGCGCCCGTCAGGTCGAACTTGACGCCCTTAAAGGTCACGCTGCCGTTGCCCATCATGGCCGCGCCGTACAGCGCCGCGCCGAAGAGCTCGCGCGTGCGCTTGTAAGAGGTCATAAAGGCCGCAGGCTGCTTGCGCATGTCGAGCAGCTTGCCGTCCTCGATCATCTCCTTGGACACGCTGAAAGAATCCTTCCACGTCTGGTACTTGAGGAACTTCTGGTAGCCCTCCTGCATGCCGTCCAGCGGATAAGCGCCGTTCTCGCCCACGGGCTCAAAGCCGCTCATGGCCGTCAGCGTGGTCATCACGTCGCCGTAGTTCTTGGAAGAACCCATCAGGAACAGGTTCTTCAGCACGCTGTTCTGCTCAAATTCCTCGCCGCGCTTTTCAAGGAACATCTTGATCGGCGCCTGGCAGTTGCCGTAAATGCTGTTGTTCAGGTTGCTCGATTCCGAAAAAATGATTTTCATTGCTTACTTTCTCTCCTCTCTTCCGTTTTCCTTAGACAAAGCGGCCGCGGATCATGCTGCCCGCTGCCGTGCCCTCAAGGCTCACGACCTCGAACGTGCCGGGTGCCGCCGCATCCGATGCGCCCGTGACGTACTTTGCCTTGAGACCGCCGCTCGCCACCTGGATCTTGGTGCCGACCTTCACGGCCGCTGCGGCCGCCGCGAGCTCGGTCTCAAAGGTGTACTTGCCCTGCACGCGCGTCACCGCCAGCAGTTCGCCCGCGGCCACCGTGCCGCTCTGCATGCACACATAGGGCGGCGTAGTCGCCTGGTCGGCAGAGATCGCCGCCAGCTTGCCGTCCGATACGTTCAGCAGCTGGCCGACCTGATACGTGCCCGCCGCCGCTTCGATGTACTCAAACGGGGTCATTGCCCCGTCCGTCGATTTGATGGGAATAAACATTGCGTTCCTCCTTGTCTTGTTAATTTCTGTTCTTCTCGATCCACGTGCGGATCTCCTCGTCCGTCGCCGTGGGATTGAAGATGCGGAAGCTCGCCAGCTCCTCGCTCGTCACGACCTTGCCGCCCGCGCCGCGGGATGCCGCCGCGCCGGTCAGGTGGTCCTTGCCCCTCTGACCCGTCAAAGCCTGCGCTCTCGCCGCCTCGGCCAGCGCCTTCTCGCGCCGCTCGTGCGTCGAGATGAGGTAGGCGTCGTAAAACGACATGCCGCTCTTCACGCGCGCGTAGAATTCCTCACTCTCCGGCAGCTTCAAAAGATCCTCCACGCCGTTCACCTCGGGCTCGAGCGCGTGGATCTTCTTGATCTGCTCGTCGATGGCGCGCTGCATTTTCTCCTGCTCCGCCGCGGCCTGCTCGCGCTCATGCGCAGCCACGATCTCCGCCGCCCGCTTGACGACGGGATTCTCGCTGATCGCCTCGCTGAGCGATTCCTGCGTCAGCTTCCCGGCCTTGAGGTCGCTTTCGAGCTTCTGCTGCTTGAAGGACTTCGACCATTCGTCAAACTGCTCCTTCGTCGCGATGGGCTCGCCCGTGATCGTGTTCTTGAGCCCCGCACTTTCGAAAAAGGCCTTCCACTCCGCGGCCATCTTCTCGCTCTGCGCCTTGAGCGCCGCGTCCACCGCGGCCTGCTGCTCGGCTCTGCGCCGCGCCGCCGCATGAGCTCTGCGCTCGTCGGGGGTCTGCTCCTTCTTCGCGCCCTCCGCATCGGTGTTGTCTTCTGCGCCTTCCGCGCCGTCCTGGCCCTCGGGAGCGGTTGCGGCGCCCTCTGCGCCCTCGCCGCCCGTCGTTCCGGTATCGCCGCCCTCCGGCGTGCCGTTGGTCTCTACTGCGGCCGGGGCAGCGGCGCCCGGCTCGTTTGCGCCTGTGGGTTCCTGCTGCGTGCCTGCCTCGTCAGGCGGCACCGTCAGGCCCATCGCTTCAAAGACGTCTTTTTCCGTGAATTCCATGTTCTCTTCCTCTCTGGCATGTTCCCGCTATCGCCCTGCGAATAGCCGCCGCCTTGCGCACGCGGCGTCCCCTTGCGGGGGTAATCATGTAAAGTGCTTCCGCTTGCCTTACTTCTTGCCGGTTCTCAAATCGGAGCCGGTATGAATAACGCCCTTCTTCGCGTCGGTCTGCTGGTTCGGCGCTTTCACGACCTGCGTGCCGCCGTTCTTGATTCTGCCGACGTAACCGCTCTTATCGCTCATGCCCGCGTCCTCCTTTCCTTCGGATTCGGCATTTTCCCGCTGTTGCCCTGCGCTGCGCAGCCGTTGGCGGCTCTGCTGCCTTACGGATGCGGCGCCCCCTTTACGAGGGCTGTCCCCTTTGTGGGGCTCTATGCTCTGCGCGTCTCTCTTTCGCGCCTTTAGCCCTTTTACTGCTGCGCTGTGTCAAGCATTTGGCCTTGCCCGCCGTTCTGAACGGCGTTCATCACGTCGGCTTGTGCCTGCGCGTCGATCGCCGCGGCCAGCTCGTCCGGCACGCCAGCGCCGCCGCCCAGTGCGTCGCCCTGCATGGCGGCCTGCTGCATCTGCTGCGCCGCCTGCTGCGCGGCCATCTCTTCCTGGCGCTGCATCTTCTCCTCGAGGTGCTTTTTCGTCTGCGCCGCGCCGGGGTAGTGCAGCTCCTCCATCTTCGCCCAGAACAAAATGAGCGTTTCGAGGTCCGCCGGGTCGCCGAAGGCCCTGCCCTCAAGGTTCTGCCGCGTCTCCTGCCACATCGCCTCGCGGTTGCTCGCCAGCGGTGCGCTCGTGTCGCACGAGAAAAGGAACTGATCGTTCCAGTGCAGCTCGCCGTCTTCGCCCTCTTCGAGGAAGTCGTAGCGGTTGAACTCCTCGTACATCGTCTCGCCCGTGCTGTCCTTATACGTCACCGGCCGCGGCTCATCCGAGTACGCCAGCCAGAATTTGAACATCGTTTCAAAGAGCTCGGCATAGGCCGCGTTTTTCATCACGCGCTTGCTCTCGAGACGTCCCGCCGCCTGCGCGGCGGAGAATTCCTTGGCCTTGCCGCTCGTTGCGGTCGTGTCCTGCCTGCCCTGAAAGCTGTCCGTGATGCCGATGATCTGCCGCGCCTCTTCGTACACCTGCGCCAGATACGTGAGCTCGTACTGCAAATTGCCCGAAAAATCGTAGACGTCGATGAGGCTTTTGTCGCTCGGCTTTCCGATGTACCAGCGCTCGCCGTCCTCGGGATCGGTGCGCAGGTCCACCCGGTCGGGGAGCGTGATGCGCGTGCCTGCCTTCATCAGTCGGTCGATGATCTTCTGCTCGATGCGGTTGCTCGTATTCTGCTGGTCGCGGATCATGTCAACGTCGCTGTTTCCGAGCAGCTGGCCGAAGACGCTCACGCTGCGCTGCAAGATGATCGGGTAGCGGTCCGGCCGGTAATACGGGATGCGCACCGGCGCCTGTATCGGCAGGCCGTTTTCGTCCACCGTCTCCTGCATCCCGCCGATAAACGTGCCGTCGCTGCGCTGCACCGGCGCGTAGAGCTCTTCGAAGTCCTGCGTCTTGCTCTCCCAGTCCTTGCCGCCGCACCACGGGCATGCGCCGCCTGAGTAGGCCGCGCCGTTTACCTCCTGCCCCGGCAGCGGCTTTACCTTGCCGCAGCTCTTGCACACCGGCTGCCTGCGCGCCTGATAGTCCTTGAGGTTTTCGAGCTCCGTGTCGTTCACCCACGTGTAGCGGTCGATGCCGCCGCGCTCGTTGAGCTTGTAGCCGATGTAAAGCGTCAGGTTGCGGTCGCTCGTGGAGCCGTCGCCGCCGCGGACATCCGGCTCGCTCTCACCCTCGTTTTCAAGCAGCACGCCGTATCGGCGCTCGACGTAGCCCTTCGTCGTCGGCACCTTGACGATGAAATAATCCATGTCGGCAATGCCTGTGTATACGTTCGGCTGCGGCGCGAACTGCTGCGGATGAATGAGCGTCACGTTCACCTCGCCGACGGTCGTGCTCGTGCGCTTCGTGTTGTCCCACTCGACCAAAAAGCCCACGCCGCCCTGAATGGGCACCGTCCGCTCGGCCAGATCGTTCAGCGCCTCAAACGGGAGCCGGTCGAGCTCGTTGCGCAGAAAGTGCTCGATCACGTCGGCCAGGTGCTCGTCCTTCTTGCGCCGCGGCGTCACCTTCGGCTGCGGAATGCTGCTCGATACCTGGCTTTCGATGTTCTCGAACGTGATGTTGCGCACGTGGCTCGTCTTTTTCAGCGTGCCGTCGCGGTGTGTGTCGCCGGGGACGAGCGGCTGCATCGTGCGGTCTCCGTTGTAGACCGCCTCGCGCTCGTTCATTTTTTCGACTTCTTTCGACCACTTGGCGTCGCTCTCATTGAGCCTTGCCTGCCACTCGCGCAGCTCCTCGCTGACCGTGCTTGTCTTTGCTTTTTCTTCCATGTCTTTTCTCCCTCTCATCGCGGCTCGCCCCATAGCGCCAGCATTTCTGCCCGCTCGGTCTCGCTCGCGCTGTTGTAGTCCTCCCACATGTCCGCCGTCCAGCACGTTTTCTTCGTGCTGCCGGCGGTCTTAATTTCCATCGTCTGCTGGGGCCGCGCATAATGCGCGATTGCAAGCGCCATCACGCAGTCGTCGTGCGCGCCCGGCTCGGCCTCGCCCTGCAAGTCTTTCTCCCGCCGCACGAATGTCAGCATCTCGAGCAGCGTGTCGCGGTCGTTCACCGTGCTCATGCTCTCGCGCAGAATGCGGATGAGCTCAGACAGGATCACCGGCCGCGTCAGCCGGTTCGTCTGGAAGCCGAAGGCGTGCTTGATCTTGCCTGTGAAGTCGTCCTCCACCTCGCGCACATACAGGTTGCGGTAGCCCATCAGGTCGAGCAGCTTCGTCGGGTACGTCGAGAAGTTCGTCTCGATGGCGAGCAGCGCGTCGTTGTAGTACTTGCCGAGGCAGTACATCTGCCGCGCATACGTGTCCTCGTCGTACTGGTGGCGCAGCGTGCACACCTGCTTGCCCGTGATGTTGTCGAGCACCTGCCCGACGAAATAATCGCTGCCGTCGCCCGCTGTGTCGCCGCCGATGACATACGGCCTCCCCGGTACCGGCTCTTCGTAGATCGTCACCGCGCCGTCCGGATCGTCCACCCACGCCCAGCGCTCGAGGTGTACGCCGTCTTCCTTGACAACGTTTTCGAAGTAGCCGCGCCTCGGCTTCTTCGCCCGCTCGACGACGAGCAGCCGCTCGCTCACCTTTTTCGCGTCGAACACCGTCTTGCCCGTCACGCCCCACTGGCCGAGGCAATAGACCTGGTAGTAGTACTCGTCCGTCTCTTTGAAGGCCTCAAGCGTTGTGATGGCCTCCGCCGTCAAAAAGCGGTTGTCGAGATACGTGCTTTCGTGTACCGTCGCGCGCGGATCCTTGCGGTCGAAAAACCGCTTTTTCAGCCAATGTGTGATGCTGATCGGATTAAACGTCAGGATCATTTGCAGGTAATAGGGAAAGTCTGTGCGCAGTCGGATGTCCAGCTGGTCGAAGTCCCCCTGCTCCAGCTCGCTCGCTTCCTCGATCCAGATGCCCGTGATGTCGTAGATCGACTTGAGCTTTTCCACGTCGTCGAGGCCCGCGAACAGGATCTTGCTGCCGTTCGCAAACGAAATGCTCATGTCGCTCTTGTTGACCTTCGCGCCGCTGTCGGGGTAGAAGTCGGATATCTGCCCGCGCAGCTGCTCAAAGCAACTCTCGCGCAGCGTCCGCGCCACCTTGCGGCATACGAGCCACCGGTGCCCCGGCTCGCTTGTCACGCGCTCGAGCACCTTGCGCCCCGCGAAGATCGACTTGCCGCTGCCGCCGCCGCCTTTCAGGACGAGGTAGCGGTGCCGGTCGAACAGCAGCGGCAGGAAGTGCGCGTTGTTCGTCGCGCGGAAGTCCCGCCACCACAGCGCCACCTCAAGCTCTCGCTCATAGGTCCGCGTCTTCGTCGCCGCCATCGTGCTCAAACTCCTGCATCAGCTCGCGCAGCATCGCTTGCCGCTCCTCGAGCGGGATGCTCGCCGCCGTCACGGTCTTTGTCGCCCGCTCGCCGAGCTCGACCTCTTTCTTCTCGCTGTAGCCGTAGTTGTTCGTCAGGTTGAAGAGGATCCCTTTCAGGTCCTTGCCCGGCCGCGTCAGCATCTCGTGCTCGTTCCAGGCCTTCATGCGCTCGCGCACCCGCTCGCCGACGGCCGCGAATTCCTCGCTCTCGCCCATGTACCGGCTCCACGTCGCCCGGTCGATGCGAAGAAAGGCGCACAGCTCGTGCATGCTCGGCGGGATGATGTACTCCGTCACCTCGACCTCTTCGCCCAGCGTGTTTTTCACCGGCACGGGGATGAGGATCACATGGCCCTTGTCGTCTCGCTTGCCGCTGTCCACCATTTCCGTGACCTTCACGCGCCGCGTGATCGCTGCGAAATAGCGCTCGCAGGCCTTGCCCAGCGTTGCCGCCGTGTACTTCTTCTGCCGCGCCATCCGCACCCCTCCCCTCGGCGCGCTTGCCTTGTTTTCAAAAAGTGTAGCAAATGCAACAGGTCTCGAACCGTCAACTTTTCGAGGGCAAAAAAGAGCCGCAAACCCTTGTCAAATCAGGGCTTGCGGCTTTTCCTCGCACGCGCACGCGCGAGAGCATGCACGCAGCGCGCCCAGGCTCCCCCGCGCGCGTCGTCGTGTTGCGTTTTCTGTTTTGTTATTCCCGTTTCGCTCTCGATGAGCGTTCTTTTCTGATCTTGCCCACCTCTGGCAGGATGTAGCGTATGTACTGCGGCATGCCTGGTGCCCATCCGGCACGGAATAGCAGCTGCCCGCCGCGCGGCACGCTCAGTTCAGCGCCCGACAGCGCCGCGCGATCTTTCGGCTGCGGCAGCGTCAGGTTACGGCTCGGGCAGTATTTTTTCTCGTCCGGCACGTAGCGCACCTGCACCAGCAGGTAGTGCGCAAGGCCGAGATAATCTACCTCGTCATACAGGTGCTCGCAGTGCGTCCCGCCCGCCGTCCACTTGCTGCGCGCGATCTCCATCGCCTCCGCGTTGATGACCACGTGATGATGCACGCGCACATATTCGCCCGTCTTGCCGTCCAAATCTGCCGTCACCGGCACATAGCGGAACGGCACCCCTGCCGCTTTGCAGGCGCGCCTCGTTCTTCTCAGCCATAGCTTGAGCTGCCGGTTCGCATTCTTCCAGATCGTTTCAGGGTCCTCCGTCCCGCCGCCGAGCTTTGCAAAGGCTTCGTCCGCATAGCTCAGGCGCATCAGGTGATCTGCGCAGCTGAAATTTTCGTTCAGCAGCCGTGCCAGATGCTTTTCCGCGTTCGCTTCATTCCGCTGCTGCTGCTTGATGTCGCTTTTGAGCTTTCGCTGCGATCGCGTCGGCTTCTCACCCGGCACCCAGTATTTGATTTTTTCGCCCACGGCGCCCGCCGTGTACGTTCGGATGACCCAGTAGCCCTCTGTCATACTTTCACCCTCCATCGCTATTTTCACCATTTGGGGAAGATGGTTCTAAACTCAGCGCTCAAGGAACCCCGATAACGCGCACGCGCGCGTTATCGTTAATCTATTTAATGTGTGTTCGGCCTTCTGTGCGCCGTCGCGCCCTTTCGGCGGCAGCGCACACAGGGCCGAAGCCCTGTCACAGTCTCCGCGGGAAACCCTCGTAATACTTCCGCACGATCCGCTCGAGCGTCGAGCGGGAGAGGCTGTGCTTCATGCAGATGTAGGTCGCGTTCGCGTCCGTCGTCACGAATTCGAAAAGCGCCCGGTAGTAGTCCCCGCCGCCGCACTCCATACACAGGTTGAGGATCTTCCGCTGCGCCTTCTCCGGCATTTCTCGATACAGCAGCGATGAAAAATAGATGTACCCCTGCCTCTCATAGCTCACCGGCACGCTCTTTTTGTATCGGAACATCGCTCTCTCCCCTCCTCTCCCGCTCTTTGTCCGTCAGAAGCGGAAATACTCTTTCATGCAGCGCCACATGTTGCGCCACGGATGCGCCATGCACCACTTGAGGCTCTTGTGGTAGTCCTCCGAGATGTCTCTCTGTGCTTCAAGCCGCTTGAGCAGGCCGTTGATGATCGCGTTCATCTTCATCAAGGCCTTTTCTGCCTCCGCGCGCTGCTTTGCAAGCTCACTCTCGCATTCCTGTTTTACTTTCGCAAGCTCGATCTCGCGCTCGCCAAGCTGCTTTGCCAGCTCGCGGCTTTCGTTCTTTGCCTTCTCGAGCGCCTTCATATCCTCACCGTGGGCCTCGAGCGCCTGGTCGCGCATCTTCTCTGCCTCGTCGATGCGCGACCGCAGCATCGCCGCCGAATGGTCCGCGCTCTTATACTTCGCGGTGACCTCTTCCAGCGCCTTTTTCATTCTCCTCGGCCAGTTTTACGCCGTCCTTAAAATGTGCCGCCGCCTCGGCTTCCGCCGCTTCCTGCTTTTCCGCCGCTTCCTCGAGCATTTTGAGCATCTGCTCCTTCGTGACCTTTTTAATGTTGATCTTCTGCATCGCTCAGCCCTCCACGATCATCCAGTCGTCGGCCAGCATATCCGCCTGAGAGACGAGCCAGCCGAGCTGCACGCCGCTCGTACCAACAAAGGCCAGCGCATTGTTTCCGATGGCGTTGTGATTCACATTGACGTGGAACCCTCCCTTCGTCAAATAGCTGATGCAGCAAGCAGGTTCGACATGCTGGTTCTTGCCGTTCCAGCCTGCGCGGGCGATCTTCATGCCCTTCTTCGCCGCCTCGATGGCGAGACCGAAGCTCATACCGTCAGTCGGGCGATACGCCTCTTCAAATACCTGCTTTGGACTGAAAGATTCGTATCCGTCAGGGTAGCGGACCTTATAGCCGTCTTCCTCGGGCTCCATGCTTCTTGGGATGGGCTGGGTCTTCTCGTAAACTTCGCCGCCCTTGCGGATAGCCGGTACTGCCTCGATAAGTTTTGTTCCGATGTACTGTTTCATGGTTCTGTTTCCTTTCTTTTTCGCCCGCAGGCGTGATTAAAGATGTAACTGCTCGTGCTCGCGCGGCTTCTCGACGAGGATCTTCGCGACCTTCACGTCGCCGTAGCGCTCAAGATCCATCGCCGCGCGCTCCTTGATACCCTGAACGGCGCTCTCTGGCACGTCGGCCTGCAAAATAAACGTCACCTTCATGCCTTTTTCTCCATTGCGCCCAGGTCGCTGAGCCCCCGCTCAATGACGCGCCACACGTGGATGTCGACCATCAGCCCGTCCATGACGATCGCGCGCAGCGTCTCGCGGCTCACGTCCCCGCCGCAGGCCTTGCTCACACGCTCCGTCCACCCCGGGCCGGTCCGCACCTTGTAGCGCACCAGCGCGTCGAAGATTTTCCGCTTCTCCGCCGCGCCGTAGCCCTTGACGCTCAGCGTCGGGAGCGGTTCTGGCGGCGGCGCTTCCGCGGCCGGCCGCTTGTCCTGTCCCGCCGTCCACGCAAGGCCGTCCTTTTCGCTCTTCGGCGGCGCGATGGGCGCGGGCTTGTCCGCCTTCGCGCCCTTTTTCTCGCCCGCGCCGACCATCGTCCGCCGCATCAGCGTGTTGATGGCCCAGTCCGCGCAGTATGTGCAGAAGTCGAGCTTCGCGATCTCCCCGCCGCCCGCGCCGCTCGCCGTCACGCTCACACGCTCGTGCGCGCTCATCCCCGTAATGACCCGCCCGCACCGGTCACAAAATACCCGCACCATCCGTCAGCCCTCCTCATCCTGCCATCCGCAGTCTGTGCAGGTGTTAATATCCTTCTCCGCGTTCCAAAAGACGTTCTTTGACCCGCACGCTGGGCATCTTGGAACGTCCCCTATGACGCGCGGCCCGATAGGCCCTCTCGGCCCAGGGTCGTCTCCGCCGCATCCCTCATCTCCTATAACACCCGGCTCTCCCCTCGGCCCCGTCGGGTCCATGTGCCCCAGTACGATCTCGTCGCCGCGGCTCAGAAACTCTTTCAGCGTGCTGCCCCGCTTTTTCAGCCCCTCGTCCATCTTCGTCAGCGCCTCAAGGCCCTGCTGCTGGAATTCGATCAAATCAGCCGCTTCCCGCATCGTTCTGCCGATGCAGTTCGTGCCGATCAGGCCTCTGCTGTGGCTCGGGCATCCGTTGCAGTTGTCGCTTGCGCAGCACCGCAGCGCCGTCAAAACCTCGTCACTTGTCATCGCTCTTGCCCTCCTTCGGCTTGACGCGCTGCACGATGCTGATGCAATTTGGATTGCTGTTCTCCCACATCGGCGATTCGGGGTCGGCCGCCAGCAGTGCAAAATGAGCTTGAAATGCTTTCGCCAGTCCTTCGTTGCTCCTCGCAAGCATGCCGTAAATGGCATGGGCCAGAAAAGTTGTGTCTCTCAAAAGCTCCATGAGCGACCCCTGCGCCTCGAGTTCCGTCACCTTGCCGTCCTTGGTCTTATAGCTCAACATGTCTGCGCCCTCCTTAAAATTTGAAGCTCTCGCGGATGACCACGCCGCCGACGTTCGCCTCCGCCGTAAAATACCGATGGTTTTCGTTGATGTACACGATCTTCCCGTGTACCCCGCCTTTCCTGCCGAGCGCTGAGACGATCCCGTTCGACCCCTCCCAGCTCGTCGGCACCCAGCTATATGTTTCTCCGACAAACATGCTCATTTCTCCTTTTCCGGCCGCATCAGCGGCTTAAATACCGTCTGCACGCCCTGCATCTGCGGCGTCAGCCACACGCACCACATGACATCCATGAGCGGGCTTGCGCCCTTTTTACCGTCTCGCTCCTTGAAGAGGAAGTCCGGCCGCCATGTCAGCGGCAGAACGTAGCTCGGCGGGATCTCGCGGAAGAGCTGCGCCCGCTTCGCCGCGTGCCAATACTGCGCCTTGAGCAGCATCGCAAACGGCTTGCCAATCTCCGCCGCGTGGCGGATAAACTCGTCTGCCAGCGAAAACGGCGGATTCGTGATAATCCAGCTACACGCGGCAATGGTGCTTCGCGGCTGCCAGCTATCCAAAAAGTCCTGCCCGCTGCGGATATCCGTGCCATAGGCCAGCATCCCGCAGCCCCGCAGCGCCTCCACCATGTCGCCCTGCCCGCAGGCAGGCTCCCAAATTTGAGTGCTGCGCGGCAGCTTGAGAAAGCGCATCAGCGCCACCGTTACCTCCAGCGGCGTCGGGTACAGGTCGGTCGCCTTGCGCGCCTTTGCCCCGTTCCCGCCCATGATTTGGCTCGCCTGAATGCTATTCATCGCGCACCTCCTCCACATAGCACCAGCTCTGCGGCGCGCGCTTAAACTGCAAGCTCTCATTTCCGCAAGTGCCGTTGTTTTCCCGGTACATGGCGCAACTCTCGCAATACCAGCTATTCGGGCACGCTCGGCGGAACTCGCTCAGCTCTCGCGGCGCGTCGTAGATGCGCAGATTGGAGATGTGCCAGCCGTAACAACGCCCCTTATTGCCGATATAAGCTATAATTTCTGCCTGAGATAAGCACGCCGCAGGGGAAAAGGCGGCATTTGTCGGACACCATAGCCTGCCGCCATCGTATGTGATCGGGACGATCCGCTCGCAGGTAAACTCCCCGACGACCTTGCCGCCGCCGTAAAACTGCGGCTTTGGATAGTCCGTCGCAATAAAGTCCTCGTGCGGATATTTTGGCAGCGTGCAGTAGATATAGCACTTAAACGGCGTGTCCAACTTCGGGCGCGTCTTGCGCACTTCAATCGTCTTATCGCCGCTCGCGATCTTCTCGCACCATCGCGGGCGAATGCTGATTAAAACTCCTTTGCTCACGCCTCCACCCCCTGCACCTTCGCCAGCGGGCAGTAAATCAGGCAGTTGTGCTTGCTCGCATCCCGCAGGATCGCTCTATGTACCGCCTTGCCGCTCTTGTCGAATCGCAGCTCATAGCCCTCGGGGTAATATTCGATCCCGGCGTACAGCACCTTCGGCTTGCGGTAGCTGAGCATCGCCGCGCTCACGCAGAGTTTCAGATAGTCGCTGCGCTTCACGCGCCCTCACCTGCCTTTTCGGCGATCATGTCCCGCAGCGCGCCCAGCGCGCGGTAGATCTTCGGGCGGCTTTCCTCATCCAGCTCGTCTACGATCTCCGTCATGCGGTTCACTGTCTCCTGTGCCTGCCGGAACAGGACGGCAAACTCCGCGAGTGCCTTGTTGTCCATCGCCGCAGCGCTTTTTCTGGCCTTGTCCAGCTCAGCGCGCAGCGCCGCCGCCTCGTCCTCTGCCTTTTTGGCCTTTTCTGCCGCGGCCTGCGCGTCCGCTTTTGCTTGTGCCAGGTCCTCTCTGGCCTTTTTCAGCTCCTCAGCCTTCTTGCCGATCTTCTCCTTGGCGGAAAGCTCCGCCTCCTTCACCGCCGCCGCGATCTGTTCCTCGCTCGCGTCCACGGTCTGCACCGCCACGTCCACGGGCTTCTCGCGCAGCGCTTTCAATTCCCGTTCCAGCTCCGCCGCGCGCTCCTGCGCGGCCAGCGCCGTTCCCTGCGCGTTTTCCACCTCGGCGCGGGCGGCGTCCGCCGCGTCCTGCGCCTTCTGTGCTTCCGCCGCGGCCTCCTCGTTGGCCTTGCGCTGTTCGTCCAATTCGCGCCGCGCCTTGTCGCGTTCCAGCTCAGCGAGCTTGCGCTGCCGGATGGCCTCTTCGAGCTCGCGTTTGCTCATCTCGGCGACGCTTTTTTCTTCCCCGTTGACAACGTGTTTTTCGCTTGCAAAATTCTCTCGCTCAGATGCCGGCAAAGCCAGTAATACCAAGGCTTTTGAGGTCCCCAAATCCCCCACCAGTGAGGTATTTCCGTACTCCCTCGCAAGCTGCATAAATCGCTGCGCGCTCGTCTCCGAAAACTCCACTTTTTCGCTCAGCCACGGTAGCCATTCCCCGTGCTTGAGCTGTGCTTTCGCCTCGATCAGCCGCTTGCCGATCTCGATGACGGCCTGTCCGCCGACATTTTTGTAAAAAATGATCTCGTCCGTGATGGCGGTGATGCTGCGCACCTCACCGGCCACGGCCATTTCCATTGTTTCGCTCATGCGCCTTTCCTCGCTTTCTTGTCCACTTTGTTCGTTTCGGCGAACTTTTTGCGTTGTTCCTCCATAAACCACGGCGTCAGCACCTCGCGCTCCCATCTGTCGCAGAAGTCGCGCACCTTTTTCGGGATGCCGTGCTCATACTGCTTGCGCTCGCCGTGGCGCTCGTTGCCGTAGCCGTGCAGCTGGATCTCCTTCGGCATCGCTCGCGTCAGGTCGATGTTCAGCGTGTAATAGCTGCGCTCTGGCCTGCGGTAGTGCCGCACAAAGAAGATCGGCTTGCCGCTGCAATGTGTCCTGCCGTAGGTGCCCACGCAGTGGCGCAAGGTTTTTCCCTCGTCGATCAGCTCCCGCTCCTCCTGTGGGATGCGGATGCAGAGTTCGCCGTCCGTCCATTCCAGCGCCTTGAGCCGGATATAGACCGGCGTAAAATCCGCCGAGTAGTACTTCACGCCCTCGTGCGCCGCGTACATCTCCATTACGCGGTCGTGCGCCGCTTGCAGATCGCGCGGCCACAGCGTTTCGTCCTGGCCCGCCAGCCACAGCGCCCGCAGCACGCGCCGGTAATCGAGTAGCAGCTGCACGCCGCCTTTCAGCCGCTTTTGCTTTTCGAGGTATTTCACCACATGCGTTGGGTGCAGATCGGTCTCGACGGCCCGATAGGCGCCCAGCAGTTTTTCCATGTCGTTCAGGCCGAGCTTGCCGACCTCCCGCGCGAATTGCAGCGCGTCCGCGTTCTTTACAAGCATTCGGTAGCTCGCCCAGCACCGCGCGGTGCCTTCGCTCCAATGCTTCCCGCGCACCTCGCGGAAGGCTTCCTTGCTCATGCCGAGCATTCGGTGCGGCTTCGTCTCACTCCAATCGACCCACGGAATATTTGGTGCATCGCGCAGCATGGAATAGTTGCCGCACATGTTCAGATAGTTGTCAATGGTCTGCGTCACCGCATCGCCGAACCCCTGCCGCATCAGGTTTTCCACCTGCGGGTGCTTGCGCCAGACGTGCAGATACGCCCCCGGCCAGGTTCCGCCCGCGCCGATGTATTTGTCCAGTGCCGTCTTCTCGCCCGTCGTTCCGCCGAGCTCTGGGCCGTAGGCGCATACCCAGCCGCCGACCTGCCGTCCGTTCACGGCGCCGTGGCAGTAATAGGGCTGCTGCATCGGGTCGCAGCTCTGCTTGCAGGGTGTCCACGTTACGTCACGCGCCTCGTTACTGTGGCGCACCGCGCGGAAGCGCCGCAGCACGCCGCAGCGGTCCACGATCAGTGCCGCGTGCGGCGAGAACGTCGCGACGTCTGTTCCCGTGTTGTCCTGATACCGCGCCACCATCCAATAGAGCACCGCGAGATATCCGTCAATGTTCAGCGTTTCGGCTTGCAATGCTTGAAGCGTGCGCCCCTGCCGCAGCTCGCTCCGCCGCGTCACGACCACGCTCTGGTAGCAGCGCGGGCAAACGATCGTCTCGTCGTCAAAGAAGATTTGTGCATCGTCGTCTCCCTTGTCGACGTAGCCGTCATAAATCTGCCCATCCTCGCCCTGCCGCAGGACGATGCCACTCGTACCGCTGTCGCTGACATAGCCCGCAAAAAACTCTTCTCCGCAGGCTGAGCAGGTGCAGCGCGCGCCCCAGCGGCGCTTCCGAGACTTCTCCCAGCGGTTCCAGTCTTCCGCGCCCATGATCTGCGCAATAGGATCCGCAGTCTCCACGCTCTCGCGGCTGTAAAGCATCAACCCGGTCCCGAGCATGTCGTTGTCATAGATATCTTCCAGCACGTCGTTTTGCAGGTCTCCGCATGGCTGGAACGGCAGCTTGTCCGCCAGATTCTCCCATCCGGCGTCTGTGCGGCGGCTCATAAAAAGTCCGCAAGGTCCACGACCTTGCGCCTCTCCGTCCGCGGTGCTGCGGTTGTGCCGCGCTCCGGCAGGCCGAAAAACTCACGCAGGATGTCCTCGGCCTCCGCGGGCGTCACGCACCCGCAGTTGCCGACCTTGTTCTTTTTTGCTCGCTCGGCGATCTTCTTCTCCGCCGCCGCGAGCGTCATCTCTTTGTTCTGCGTCAGGTCTGTCAGCAGCAGTGCCGCCGCAGCCTCGTCGCCGCGGATCATATCTTTCAGCTGCTCGCCCACCATCCACACCGCCGAGCGCTCTTTCGGCTGCTGGCCCTCAATGGCGGCAATGGCGTCTTGAATCACGCTCATTTCCCTTGCACTTCTTCCCCGCCGCATGCTATAATGGCGGGGAAGAAAATCTCCTTTCATGTGTGTTTTTCTTCATGGCGGTTGACCGGTGCCATCGGTCAGCCGCCTTTTTCATGCGTTCGCGGCCTGCATGGCCCATTCCGGCATGGCGCTTTTGGCTCTCGTCCGCCGGTCCGGCACGTACAGCGGGCAGCGCACGACGCGGTAGCTGTCGGTCGTGTAGCGGTAGCACTTCTCGCCGTGCTCGTTTTTCGAGCCGTTGATCGTCGTTTTCTCCGCCTCCCAGCCCTTCACGGGCTCGAAGCGGATCGCGTGCGTCACAGGATCTCGCTCCGTCCACGAGCAGCCGCCGCACGCCCGCGCGCACGACCAGCAGAGCGTCGGCTTCGTCTGCGGCGCGATAAATCGCTTGTCGTCCATCGTGCCCACTCACTCTCCCGTCATCTCCACGGCGATCTTGCCGAGCACCGAGACGACCATCCATTCCGCCGCCAGCGCGGCGCCCGCGCGCGTCAGCTCGTTTGCCAGCGCCCCGTAGGCATCCTCGTTCTGGTCTTTGATGGCGTCCCACATCTCCTTGTGGACCTTTTCAAGGTCGCCCGTCGCCTTCTTCGCGCGCTCAAGATGGGCTTTGATCTCCGCCCAGCTCTCGTTGTCGCTCGCAAAGCCGCGCCCACGCTCCTGCATCGTCGTTTCCAGCAGCTCCGCCGCCGTGTGCTCAAGGTTGCCGAGCAGCTGCGCGCCCGAGGATAAATAGCTCATCTGCGCACCCCTCTCTTTCTCCCCGGCTCGTCCAGCTTCAGGACAAGCACCATTCCGCGCCACGTCAACCAACCGGCGCCCACCGCCGCCAGCCACGTGACCGCCGGGTCGGTCTCCGCCGCCGCGGCCGCTGAGTCCATCGCCAGGCACCCCGGCTCCAACAGGCACAGCAGCAGCACCGCGATCCACAGCAGCACCGTCAGCCGCAGCAGCGCCGCCGCGTAACGCAGCGCCCTTTCTTCTCTCGTGCGATTCTTTTTCATTTGTTGTTCCTCATTTCTGCAAAGGGGTTTCCCTTGCGTGTTATTGCTTGATGTAGAATTTTGCCTTGCCGCGCATCAGCTCATTGAGGTAGGTCACGCGCAGCCACGACCCCAGCTTTTCGCGCTGCTCGTCGCTGAGCGTGTCCACGTCCACCTCTCCGCCGTCCGCCGTTTTGACGTAGGCCTTTACGATGATCGGCTCCTGTTTTCGCTTCCCCATGCCTGCACGCTCCTTTCCCTCGAATGTATGCCGCCGCAGCATGTCCGCTTGCCGTGTTCACCCGACCAGCTTGATTGAATACTCGATCCTCGAGCCGCCATGCCTGACCTGCTGGCGGCTCATTTTTTTAATGGCTTGTCGCAGCGCCTCAAAGGCTTCCTCGCTTCGCACCGTCGCCTCGATCTCCGGCACCGCCCCGTGGTAAACGTCCCACGTCGTCGCCATCTTCAAAGCCTGCATTCCCTTCACGCTCCTTTCTGTGGACCGTATTTGTGTTGCAAAATTGACAAATTATTGCATATTGCAAAAAATGGCAATTGATGGTATAATGTCATTGCGTTCCGAAATGTGATTTTCATTCTTTTCTTTCTCTCTTCTCTATTTTTGGAGAGGAGGTGAAAAGGT